CGTGGCATTGACGGTCAAATCCGTGTTCCACGAGTCATTGCAAACCTGGAACCAAACGATCGAGTTGGTTACATTGTTCCAGATGCTATTACTGGTGATCAAAATTCATTTGCTCGTCAATACCGCGAAGAAATTCGTACGGCATTGGGCGGTGTTGATGAACTGTCTATTTCCGCTGGTGTAACGGCAACAGAGTACAAGTCCTTATTTGGACGTGTTTCGGCAACATCAAAGAAAAAAGCAAATGCTGTGTATACGTATGGCATTTGTCGCTGTCTTGAATTAATTATTTATCAAGAAGAGCAGATTTTCCGCACCACATTGGCAGCTGCAGCAGGTCTTGAAAAACCTGTTGAGCCGGACGAAAATGCTGATGAAAACGAGTTGGCGCTTTATGCAGATGCGTTGACTGCTTTTGAAGATCAAGTAAAGCAATTAATGATGGCATGCGTTAAAACCCAGCAGATTCCTCCAGGGGTGCTGGGGCTAATTCCCGATGGTGACATTACTGTTCAATGGCGTTGGTTGGGTCCCGTATACGAGGATTCAACACAGGACATCCTGAACAACTCCATTGTGGTGCGCAACCTTCAGGAATTAGGTGTTGATAGCATTGAGGCACTGAAATACCTCTTCCCGTCCAAGACGGATGAGGAGCGGGCCGAGATGTTATCTGGGTTCCCGTTCAGGATGGTGGGCGAATTGCAGAATGCATATTCTTCTTTCGCTCGTTTAGTGGGGGGCATGATGCAGACTCCTCACCCGCAATCACCGGATCTTCCGATGGCTGCGGATCCAAGACTGGATTTAACCCCATATCTGTATCGAACATTAGAGGCCTTACAAAAGGAGATGAGTTATGCAGGACGCTACCGTCCAATCGATCCCACAGACGAGCCCAGCACCCGCAGCCGTCGCTCCGAGCAGCTACGTGGTGGCAGCTCCGCAACAGGCAGCCTCCCCGGCTCCGGTGCCGTATCAGGTGGGTACCAGTTACCCCCAAGCGGTGCCGCAGGCGGCCCCCAATTACCAATCAGCCCCTACTCAGTACGCCCCCCAATCCCCGACGACCTCGGAAACTATCTCGAATCCGTGGGAATCGGCGTTCAACAAGGTGGTGAATCTGCTGAGCGCACCAGTCCAATCCCCGTTCCAGGGTCAACCCTCGCAGCCGACGACTCAGTATTCCCCGGCGAACTACGGCCAACAAGCCAGCGCCCAAGTTACGCAACAATCGGCTCCGCAGACCTGGCAAGCCAACCCGGCCTTATCGCCCAACTCTTCCCAAACCTCGTCAGCTCCCTCCTTGGTGGCGCTCGCGGACCAGTTGGGAATGAGCCAGGACAGCCGCCAAGTAATGGACGCGTTCGGAATCGAGGCACCCGCCCTTCTGAACAACTACGCCCTGAATCTGGAGGCAATGCTGGACAGCGCCGTCGCGTGGGGAAACCGCGCCGCTGATACCATTCAGGGTTACGCCCAGTTTGCTGTTAATGAGCATCAAGAGAACCTGGCGTACAACGAAATCCTGACTAATCCTGACGTTCTCAGTGATTACACCCTGAAGTTCTTTGGTCCTGAAGGTCCGTACCCCGTGTACGAAAACGAAGTGGAACTTGAGCGTCCTGGTTATCGCACCGAAGCTGTGCAACCTACTGCCATGAATCAGTTCCCTGCCCCTCCGGCTGCTGATGCTCCTCAGCAACCTGAAAACTTCTGGGCTAATTTCAGCGAGCAAATGGCTCGTGATCCCCAGAACGCCTGGCGGCTCATGAACCAAGCTCAGCCTCAAACGCTGGCAAACAAACTGTTTGTGATGGAGTAAGGCGATGCGTAAGCGCTTAGCTTATGGCGTACCTATTGCTGCTGGCTTAGCCACGGGTGGGTACGCCCTTTCTCAAGGAGAGGATCCCGGTTCTGCGGCACTTGCTGCTGCGGCCGGTGGTCTTGGTGGTGCAGCTGGTTTACTTGGGGCACGTGCTCTAGCCGGGAAGTACGCTCCTCAAATGGTAAAAGGTATCCAAAATTTGGGCCAAGAACAACAGGACTTCCTTTTTGAACAAGCAACAAAGATGCGTGAAGGCGGTTTACGTCAGAAAGCTCTGTTGGAGCTAGCTGATGTAGCAGGTGGCGCAGGTTCTATTCCTGAAGCAACTGCGGCAACTACGCGTGTGCTAGGTAGGAACGTGGCTCTTGGTTTAGTTCCTGCTTCTGCTGCTGCTGCCGGTCTTGGCGGTGTAGCCCTTGGCGCTATTCCTGGTGCCATGGGTCTCCCTGGATTCCAGCAAGCTGTAGTTGATCCGGAGTCTTATGGCTCCAGTAATTCGATGGGTGCTCGTTATAAAGCACCTACCATGCAGTACACGTAATAAATAAATTACTGACTGCTACAATTTGTAGTAGATGAGGCAAAAGCCAAGTCTTCTCACCCGATAACAAAATTAACACTGGAGGATAAACCAAGGTGTTTATTGATAGCTAGTTCAGATCCTGGTAGGTATTTCCTTTTAGGATTTGGTAAATAGCACCGTGATTGCAGTTAAACTTTTCCGCAATCTTTCGATAAGAAAGTCCTGCTTCTTTTAAAGTTTTAATTTGCTTCACGTCTTCCGAAGAAAATTTTCTTAAAGTTTTTTTCGGTCTGCCTTTACTAGCAAAACCATTGTTCTTGTAACAACCGGTTTCCCAAGCTCTTGTAAGATTTTCTTGTTTGGTTACGATTTCAAGGTTATCGACGCAGTTATTTCTTTTGTTGTTGTCCTTGTGATCTACTTGAAGGGAAAAATTATTTGTTCCATGTGAACGAAGATCTAACCCTAAAAAAGCAATAGCCATCAAGACGTGAAGATGAAACCTCTTTCTTCTTCCATTTACAAGAACAGAAATACGGTCATAAGTACTGGTTGAGCTAATTGCAATTTTTTGAAAATATTCTTGGTTGTTTTCATCAAGTTGTTTTTCAAAAGCTTCTCCTCTTTCTGTTAAGTAAAGGTTACCAAATCCAGGAACTAATTTTGGATCCATGTTGTTTATGAACAGGTTTCCAAATCATACCTCAACTGAACGCTCAACGTTGTCACCTCATCGAGTAATTGATGAGTGCAAACCGGATGAATTCAGGGAAGCCCTAACGTAAAGACGAGGGTAATCCTGAGCCAAGCCAATCAAGCCCGTGATTGGAAGGTGCAGAGACTACTGGGGGTAACACGATCTTGTTACGTAATACCAGATTTAGCGTCCGGCATCCCACAGGGATGAAGAGATAGTCCACCCCTCTAAGAAATTAGGGACCAGGAGAACGATTTTCCAAAGATTTTAGGCGCGGAACTCTATCGTCCGCACCCTGCATATATTGCCGAGATGGCTGTGGAGCCCGTGGTTGTTCACGACTTCACTCGTCAGCCTGGTCAAACCGTTCAGCTCGACCGCTATAAGTTCTGGGGTACTCCTGGTACCAAGGACAGCCGTGAGCGCGTGGCTGACCAAACCATCGGTACCGCTAACAGCCGCAACATCACCAAAGAGAAGGTGCTTGTTGTGCTGAAAGAGTACACCGGCCCTGCTGATCCGGGCGATCCGACCCAGCCCAGCACCTTCAAGATTGCTCGTGAAACCCTGGTTACCGCCCAGCGTCTGCTGCTGGACACCGGCAACCTGAATATGTTCCACCAGTCGATCGGTAGCCTGACGCTGCTTGATGACTATCGCCGTTGGCGTGACCGCGTCTTCATTGACGAACTGGCCAAAGCTGATGCCAATGGTCAAGCTTCCAGCACCCAAGGTGGTTACTACTTCCCTGGTAACAAAGCCAAGAACTCTTCCAGCCAAGTTACTTACAGCTCCGCTGAGTACACCGCTGATGTGCAGCAGTTCTCGGTGCGTACCGACCTTCTGACTGTTGTCAAGGATCTGCGCAAGCGTAACGTTCCTACCTTCGCTGATGGTCTGTATCGTTGCATCTGCGATCCCACCTTCATGATGCACCTGCGTCGTGATCCCGACTTCCGTGAAATTGCTCGTTACGCTGGCAATCCTGGCCAAGGCATGTACATGGGCAACCCCATGATGCCTAACAACGCCAGCTTCTACATGGGTCCCCAAGCTGGTCAGGCTTATTTCCTGGCTGGTGAACCCGTCATGCCGACTGGTGTTCAGTTTGAAGGCGTTAAGTTCTTCGAGTCGACCAACTTCCCGACCAAGAACGTTTCGGCTTCTTTCACCGGCGCTGCCCCTTATGCCAACCAAGAAGTTGCCCAAGGTTTCTTCTTCGGTCCTCAAGCCATTGGCGTTGGTATCGGCGGTCCGAACGCTCAGGTGCTGATCAACAACAACGACGACTTCAGCCGTTTCATCATCCTCATCTGGCAACTGTACGCTGGCTTCGAGATCCTGAACAAGGACTTCGTGACCACCGCCTACAGCTTTGTGTCTGATGACGGTAGCGTCTGATAAATAACATAAACACAACAAAGGAAAAATAAATGACTTATTTGTCTGCTAAGAAAATTTATCCCGGCAACTGGGCTGAACCCCTGAATGGCTGGTATAAAAACATTGATACCGACGACAGCGGTAGCAATGATGGTTCCAAGGGCGGCCCTACTTCCGTCCTTGCTGTCCCTGGTTATCGCTATTTTCAGCAGCGTGGTTACGTTCCTGTGACCTGGGCTTCTGGCGATGCTGCCGCCAAGGGTCAAACCATGAACGTGATCGTTCCTTCGCCTTACCGCCAGGACGACACCCGCCCCGACATCACCGGCATGGTGATCTCTGGTAGCTCTGCCCTCCCTGCGTTCGTTTATCGTGCCACCCTGAGCGTTGCTTCGGGCTGGGGCGATGGCCGTGCCGCTTCGGGTGTGTATGCTTCCACCGGTAACGTCATCACCTTCTGCCGTGATTCCAGTGGCCCTGTTGCCGAAACCGGCGCTGGCGAACCCATTGCTCAGGCCAACCTGACTTCCACCACCTCTGGTGATGCTGCCACCAAGATTTACTTCGCTGGTGGTTCGGCTGCTTATGGTTCGACCCCGTTCCTGACTGCTACCGGCGCTGCTGGTGTGGATGCTTCCGGCATCTATAAGAAAGTTGATTCCGCCACCACCTTCAAGGTGTTTGCTCGCGAGTCGACTACTGCTACCTCCGTCTCCGGTGGTGTGTACATCTCTAACGCTGATTCAGCTGCTGGCCGTACCGGTTACCTGGTTACGGAAGTGTGCTACATCCAGCCTGATGTGGCTCCTGGTTACGAAGACATCGACGGTTACCTTCTTGGTCGCACTGTCAGCTGATTGAGTTAAACTAGGACCAGATAAAACCTGGTCCTATGTCCAATCAAGCGCTTCTTTATCAACACAAAAAGACAGGTGCTCGGGTAAAAATTGTAGGCGAGTGGGATGACGGCGAATGGTTCATGGTTCAAGACCAGGACGAGCGTGTCTACACCGCCTACAAAACCGAGCTTGTTCCTGATGAAGAAGCAACCAAAAAAGTAAAGGCGCTACAGGTAAAGGACAAGGCTTCGAAAGAAGAACCTCGTTCTTTTCCTCCTGATACTCGTTTGAATATCAACAGTGCCACTGCTCAAATGATTGCTGATCATATCAAAGGTATTGGCCTCAAAACTGCTCGAGACATTAAAGACCTTCAGATGTCCTTATCGGGTGAACGTTTTAATAATCTTGAGCAGTTAAAACAGATTAAACGAGTTGATTGGGATGCAATTCTTGCAGACAATCTAATTCGAGTCTGATTTCATCTCTCTGCTAAAGCCCCTGGGAAACCGGGGGTTTTTTAGTTTTAAAATAAAAAGAAAAAGACATGGCCTGGATTCCCATTGGTGTAGTTGGTAGTACTGGCAGATCTACTGGCGCCCATGTTGATTTTCGTGTTTATGACACTCAGCAGAAAAAAAGAATTCCTTTGTCATGGGCAAGGAGTGATCTTGGGCAAAATATTTATTTTCAATTACCAGGTCAAAAAAATTGGCAGCAGTTATACGGACAGTCCGGTGGTCAGTTCGTATTAAATAAAAATGCTCCAATGACTAGCCCCCATGGCATGCGCGAGCATCCAGTCCTTGGAGGCCAAAGAATGCATGAGGGCGAAGATTATGGACTTCCTGCTGGCACCCAACTTGCGTTTAAGGGAGGTGGTAAAGTCACACCCATGGCCAATGCTGGGGCAGCAGGCAACATGAGCAGCTTGTTAGATCCAAGTGGTCGGTACCGTCTTGATACGTTACATCTTTCTCAATTACCAAAAGAACAAGCAGTTGGTTCCATGGAAGTTCCAGCAGCTCCTGCACTACCTGCACCAGAAGGTACTGGCGAACGTGACAATGAAGGTGCCATTGCTACATTACTCAAAGATTTATTCAAACAAGATGCAGAACGTTCTTTGAGAGATTCTTTATTGTCACGGGCCTTGCAACAAGCTACTCAACGTCGGCTTTCTGTTTTTGATCAATTAATGGCAAGCAATCCGTATGAAGGCATGGTTTTAGATCCAAGTGTTATGAATCAATTTGCCTGATTACTTAGTTTTATAATTAAAAACATACCGAGAGAACAAAGTGCAGTTATCTGACTTTGACAAAAGTAGAGTCAGGTATCACCTGGGGTATTTCACTGTTTCAGTGCCCGCAGGTGACTATGCTCGTCTTGAAGAAAGTATGAATACCATTCCGGATTCATACTTTTACGACAAGATTACTATTCAAATCGGTCGTTGTGATACTGCTGAAAAGAAAACAGAAGTTGCGACTTCTCCTTCTACGCGTCTTGAAAGTATTGCAGGTGACGTAGATCGTACGATCCGCTCCAGCAATGCCAAAGAAGCGTTAAAAGTATGGGACGAAATTTATCTTTACGAAACAAATCGTCTTGCCAATATTCTTTACGTTCCTAACTACAAAGATCCTTTCCAGGCTCGTTATCGTTATGAGCGCTCAGGTGCGGAATTTATTCAATCTTTACCTGGTCCTGCTGACACTGCAGTGGGTTCTCGTCTTTATCTTCAAGTGAGCTGGCGGTAATGAACCCACTTTCTTTTTTGTTTAATCAAGGGCGCCGTGCAGTCGGAGTGGTCGATGATTTCATAACTCGTGATTTAATTCGAGCTTCCCGCGCCGCTGGCCCTCAAGTAAGAAAAGCAGTTGTTGCAGGAAGTCTTCCGGCAAGATTGAATATTATTGCTAGAACCAGGCCCATGCAAGCAGCCGGAGCATTAACGGCTGTTGGGTCGACCGAGGCAGTCAGGCAAGCACTTAATCAACAGTCTCCGGCAGCTCCAGGAAACGCTCTTGATCGTTTTGTAAGTTCAATTGTACCTGATCCAATTGAACGTCCTTTAATGAACTTTGCTCGCGAACAAGAGAAAAAAGGTCTTGGTGGAGTATTGGAGTTCGCATCACCACTTGGTTTTTTAGCAGCACCTTTTATTCCAAATACATCTGCAGCAGCTGCTACCGGTGCTTCTTCCAGGGGAGATGTTACCGGTCGTGACGTTCCAGGATTGCAACAAAAACGTTGGACTTTGCCTGTTGATTCAACACCCCCTCCTGCCCCAGACCTTCCTCCACCTTCTATTTTAAATAACATGACTGCCGCTCCTTCTGACCGTACATACGAAGCCGAAAAGCAAAGGGTTGCTCAAATGGCAGCTCAAGATCCTCTGGCTAAAAAATACCAAGTCGCAGACTTAACCAAAGCGTATAATGCCGCTGGTAGTCCAGAAGAAAAAGAAAAGATTGGTTTGCAAATCTGGGCGACAACCAATCCTCAACTTGCACAGAAATTAAAACCTGGTCAGATTGGTTACGAAGAAGCGGTAAGTGCATTCACTGCACAAACTCCTTTTGCGGGATTGCAAAAAGCTGCTGGCAATATGGAGTTTACAGACAAATTTAATACCGGACTTCAAGCATTAAGTGCTCAAGGTGTTAATCCTTATCAGCTCGAAACTCCTTTGACCGGAATTAATTTTCAAGCTCCGAGTCAAGTTGGTATTTCTGAAAAATTTAGTGACTTCCAACCCAACTCCATGGAAGCCTATGCCAATCCTCTTAAGTTTTTAAGTGGTTTTATGAACATGCAAGAAGCTGCTCGCACGAAAGGCATGTTTGAACGGGGTTTAAAATAACTTCCTGGTAAACTAAATTTACTTGGCAGTACTTT